AGCGTTACGGGAGTGATGCTACCGCCAGATTTGTAACCAGCCTTGACGATCTGCACACTGACAGGCTTGTCTTCCGTGCCGTCCTCGAGGGCGATCGCGACGATAAAGGCGCCAGATTCCGCGACAACCGCCTTTCCGGCAGCATCCGTGGCCAGCTCGGAACCGGCAGCGATGACGCCGCCGCCCATCCAGTAGCAGATGTCCTTGATCTGGACATGGACGTCGTCACCGGCTTCGATGGTGTCGCTGTCGGCGAGCACGATGCCGATGCAAAGGTCGCCTGCTGCGGGCAGGGCGAATGCGCCGTTGGTGTCCACCTTAACGGCCAGGAGGTTGGGGTTTTCCAGTTTCGCGGCCGCCTTGCCGACGATGGTGGCGGACTGGTTGATGGCGTGATTTAGAAACATGGTTGTTTCTCCTTTCAATTGGTTCTTGTGCGCTTAGGCGCGGGCCTTCTCGTACTGCTGCAGCAGCTCGGGGTGGGCGGTGCAGGCTTCGTCGATGGCCTTCTCCCAGGTGGTGTCGGCCTTGGACTTCATGATTTCCTTGGCGGCGGCCTCGATCTTGGCCCAGGCGCCGCTGGTGTCGTCGGAGCCCTGGCTGCCGCGCTTGCCGATTTCGTCGAAGGCTTTGGATTTCTCCAGGGCCTCCAGGTTGCTGTCCAGAATGGCGATGAAGCCGTTGTACTGCTCTTCGCCGAGCTGCTTCATGCCCTTGAGGACAGGGGCCAGCTCTTCGGGCTTCTTGCCCAGGAGCTCGTACTTTTTCGCCACATCGACGAAGGCGCGCTCTTCGGTCTCCGCCTTGAACTTGCGGAGGGCTTCCAGCTCTTCCTTCAGCTCAGGGGCGATGCCCTTGCTGACGTCTTCCTGGGGCTCGGTCTCAGGTGCGGCCGGTGCCGCGGGGGCGGGGGGCGCAGCAGGGGTCTCTTCCTGCTTGCCGTAGCGCTTGGAGAGGTCGTTGAAGGTCTCCAGCTCTTCCGGGGTCATCTTGGTGGTATCGAACTGCATTTCAGTTGCTCCTTTCGTTACAGGGGGCGTCTGTGCGCCCGGCTCGGGGTTATCCGCCGGCGCTGGGGGCGGGTCGGGTTGCTGGGGCTGGGTCTCTGCCTGCAGGTGGTCGAGGATGTTGCGCTTGACCGCGAGGATGACGGCGACGTCGGTCTTGATCTCTGCGCTTTTTCCTTGCGCCCATTGATCGGTCGCCGCATCAAAGGCTGCGGCGAACTCGGTCACGCTTTGCTGCATCTTCTCTTTCTTCGCGGCGGTGTCCGCCTCGTCGTCGTAGAGGATGCTGCGAATGCTGTCCATGAACAGGTAGGTGGTGTTCATGGCCTCGCTGGCGACCTTCTCCCATTTCTGCGCATCCTGCGCCTCGGAGAAGGTTTGCGCATCGGCCTTGTTGACGTCCACGCCGAACGCTTTCGCGATGGCGTCGATCAGCCGCTTGCCGATGCTGCGGTCATCCTGGCCCTCTGCCGGGGCCGGTTCCTGGGCAGCTTGATGATCTTCTTTGCGCTTTGCGAAGCGGATGTGAGCGTCGGGGTTCGCGCCCTCGTCCACGAGCGCCACGCGCTTGATCCTCAAGCCCTTAAGCTTGGTGGCCATTGGTGGGTTACCTCCCTTCGTTTACTTGAGCGCGGATAGCAGCTCCTTCGATCGAGAACATGGTGTAGGTGCCGTCTTTGACCTTCTCCCACACGTCGTCGTCGATGACGCGGAAGCCCACCCACCAGCCGTGGGGAAGGTCGCCTTCCTTGAGGCCGAGGGCTGTGATCTTCTCCGGGGTGAAGACGATGCTCTCCACCAGCACGGCGATGTCCAGGCCGCCGCGCTCGTGCATGTCGCTGCCTTCGCGGAAGAACTGCACGAAGTCGTAGGCCGCGCCTTCCAGCTCCGTGATCTCGACGATGTCTTCCTGGTGGTCGATGATGGTCTCGCCGTCCGCCCGGTCTGCGACACTCGCCCAGCCAAAGACCAGGCGCTCATCGCTGTCTGTGGCCTTGCGGATGTCAAAGTTGCAGGTCAGTAGGCCGTCGTCGCCGGCCGGGGCGGTCGCCTGGGGCTCTGCCCTGGGCTGCGGAATGATGTATTGCTGGAATGTTTTCATGTTGTGCCCTCCCTGGCATTAAAAAGCCGCCCGGAGGCGGTTGTCATTGACGGTAGTGTCTTCGTTGCTCTGGTGTGAGGTATTGCTCTTCAAGGTATTGCACTTTGCATTGGCAGTTTGGATGCGCCGGGGGCAGGTCTTTGCCGATGCTGAATACATCGTCCATCGGGATGATCTCTCCGTGGATGCTGCCGCAGATGCGGCAGACGCGCTCGTTCCTGGCCGTCAGCCAGCGCTTGACCATGGTGGGCAGCAGGCCCTCTGCTGCGTACTGGCGGACGGTGGCGTCCATGCCGTGGTTGTAGGCGAAGGCGATCTCCGTCTGGGCGATGGTGCCCGCCCGGCGTCTGTGCATCCTGGCGGCGTAGGTGGCCTGGCGTTCCAGGGCCTTTGCCGGGTTCATGCCTTGCTCGACCAGTTTCTCGTAATAGCGGAAGGTGGTCGCGGTCTGGCGGGTGGTCAGCCCGACGGTGGGCCTGATGGCGCGGGCCAGTTGGTCGATGCTCATGGTTTCCGTGAGGGTGGCCTGCCTGACCAGGGTGTTGATGGCCGTGTATTGGTTGGCGCTGACCTCTCGGATCAGCTGGCCGCCTCGGTTGGTTATGAAGCTGGCGATCTGCTGCACCTCTGCGTCTCTTACGGCCATGCCGTAGCGGCGCATGATGTCGTTCGCTGCCTCCTTCACCATGGCCTGCATGATGGGCTCATAGGCGGTGGCCACGAAGCGGCTGTAATCCTGCTGCCATTGCAGGAAGTAGTTGATGCTCAGCTCCCCGCTGAGGATGGCTTCCCGCAGCTCTTTGTAGGTGATGGCGGCCGCCTGGTTCTGCCAGGTATGGTTCAGGATTTCTGCCAGGCGCGGGCTGTTCTCGTCGATCAGCGCCTCGAGGCGTTCCTGCATCTGGCTCATGGGCTATCGCGTCCCAGCGCCTTTTTTGCCGCCTGTGCGGCGCCTTCGTCGTCCGGGGCTATGTCGTCGGTGTCCAGGTCGCTGGGTGGTGTACCTCTGCGCCTGCGCTGGTCTGCCCTAAGCTGCCGCCTGGTCGCCTGGTCTTCACTCTGAGGTGTGGGCGGGCCCTCGTCGAACTGCTGGGCGTCGGTGCGCTCCGGCAGGTGGGCCACCTCACGCAGGTAATCCTCCAGGCTTTCGTCCGGGGTGATGGCGCCGCTGATGGTGAGCTCGCGGATGAAGGTGCTTAGGTCTTTCAGGTCTGGGCTTTCGACGTCGCCGTGCTCCAGGCGCGGGTAGTCGGTGATGCCTCGGAAGTGGTCAGCGTTCATGCCAATCAGGCGCGGGATGCCCTGGTTGTTGAAAACCTCGCAGATGATGTCGAGGTATGCGCCCAGGGCCATGCTGAACAGCTCCGTTTTGTCGCTGCTTAGGGCGAAGCTGCCGACCTGCTGGTGTCCGAGCAGCAAGAAGTCGCTCATGGTGCTCATGGCGATCCGGGTGTCATAGCGCTCGATGACCTGGTTGGTATCAAACTGGCGGCGGCTGCCGCTGTTGATCAGGTTGAGCTCCCAGCCCTTGGGAAAGACCAGGCCCTCGGTGGCGTCCCTGCGGACATTGCGGACGATGGTCTCCGCCCGGTTGAGGGCTTCCACCATGTCGTTGTCGCTTGTGTCCCAGATGTTCATGCCCTCCGGGGCGTACAGCACCGGGAAGCCTGCCAGGTCGCGCTCGATGCCCATGCCTTCGATTTCCTGGATGCGGCGCTTAAAGTACCAGCTGCGGTATGCGCTGCGGAGGATGCTGCGGCCCTCGGGGTTGCCCTTTCGGCTCTTTGTGCGGAAGTGGAGGGCCTTTTCGATGGGGATGGTGACCTGCTGGTACCTCGGGGGCGCGATCTGGGTCATGCCCTTGAGGTTGTCGCGGTCGTCGTACTCCCAGGCGAACAGGGTTTCCTGCGCCCGGATGGGGAGCTTGGCCCAGCCGATCAGGCCGTCGGTGTATTTGCTTTGTGTGCGCGGGTCTCGGGTGTTGCCCATCCTGCGCTTGTAGACGATCTCGTGGAAGCTCCAGCCGAAGGTCAGGAAAGATAAAACCTCGCTGATAACGTCCGTCCAGCTGTCTTGCATGTCGTCCATGCAGCTTTCCACAAACTCTGCGGCTTCCTGGTCGATCTTTTCGCCGCTTGCAGGCTGGACGCGCCAGGGGCTCTGTCTGATCAGGGTCTCGATTGCGTAAAGGATCGCGCCGCAGACATCGTCGTTCTCCGCCATCTCGCGGTAGGTCTCGATGCCTCTGGTGCCCTGCAGCTCTTTGAGGAACTCTTCGGAGAAAACGCCGGCATAGCGGCGCTGGCCGACGGCTCCTATCTCATTCATAAGTCTGGACAATTGTGTATCTCACCTACCCTCTCCAGTAGCTCTGTTTGTCTGCGCCGTAATCGGCGGGCGGTACGCTGTGCGTCTGCTTGTCTGCCAGCTGGATGATCGCCTGGGACATGGCGTCCACGTCGTCGTCGTGCGCTCCGTTGGGGAAGTTGGCGCATTCCTCGATGAAGTCGTGCACCCAGGGGGCGATGCTGGGGTCTGGCAGATAGACATTGCCCGCCTCGATGTACGGCGATACGGCCTGCGCCCTGACGATCTTGCCGCCCTCGGGGCGAACGGGGATCAGGCCGGGCACCTTCTTCTTGAGCAGCTCGATGACGGCAGGGCCGTTTGCGGCGTCTTCCACATACTTTGCCCTGGCCTTGGGGTGCTTTGCCGACAGGGTCCTGATGGCCTGCATGGTCTCCGTGATGCCCATGCGCCCGTGGACACGATCGAGCAGGAAGAAGTCTGCTCCTTGCTTGCCCCAGACGTGGCCGGCAACGAAGTCGTTGTTGTCTCCGTCCTTGAAGGTGCAGTCCCAGGATTGCGCCTGGGTGCCGATGGTGCTGGGCGGCTGCTTGTAGAACTTGAACCAGCTGCGCCGGATGATGCCGCCCTCTGCCGGGGATGGTCGCTGCTGGTACAGGCCGGCGTAGGCGTAGCTGCCGACCGCCGCTTTCTGCTGCGCCAGCCATTCGCTGGTGAATCCGCCCTCTGGCCACAAGGGTTCGCCTTCCTGGCGGCCCAGGAGGTCTTCTGCCTCCGCTTCTGCGGGCAGTCGGATGATCTCCCAGTCGTCGGGCTCTCCGTACTCCGGGTTGAGCAGGCGGCCGCAGAGGTCGTCCTCGTGCCAGCGGGTCATGACGATGATGATGGCGCCGCCTGGGCGGACGCGCGTCTTGAAGGTGCTGCGGTATTCCTCGTGCACCTTGTCGCGCATGGTTTTGCTGTTTGCTTCTTCGCGGTTCTTGATGGGGTCGTCGATGATGAGTAGGTGAGCGCCTTCTCCTGTGGCTGCGCCTCCGATACCGACGCTGATCATGCCGCCGGCGTGGCCTGCAATGTCCCAGGATGCCGCGCTGTTCTTTTCCTTGGAGAGGCTGATGCCGAATATTTCTTCGCCAAACTCCGCGATCTTGTCTCGGTTCTTCCGGCCGAACTTCTGCGCGAAGTTGTCGTTGTAGCTGCCGATCATGGCGCGGCTGTCTGGATTCTTGCCCAGGTAGTAGCTGGGGAAGGTCTCCGTGATCATCATGGACTTGCCGTGCTGGGGCGGCATCCAGATCATTAGCCTCTTGATCTTTCCGCACGCGACGTCATCGAGCTTGGAGGTGACCAGCTCGTGCGGTACGCCTGCTGACCATAGGCCACGGTGCACCAGGGTGCAGTAGCGGATGTAGCTGCGCCGTGCCCAGATCCGCGCGAAGTCGTCCTTGCCCAGGATCGGGAAGGAGCCGAGGCGCTGCGCCTGCGCCGTGTTGTCCGCTGCCGGACTATTGGACGGTGCCTTCGCCATCTCGAACCTCTATCGGCTCTGGCTCTGCGGGATAATCCGCGACCGCCCTTTCTGCTTCCTCTGCTTCGACCTCGCTGTACAGGGCGCATATTTCCTCAAACACGCGAAGCTGTTCGTCGGTCATCCTGTCCATGGTCTTTTGTACGAGGTGGCTGTTGTCCTGGGCCTCGCCTTCGCCGATGAAGGTGTTAATGTTGAGCGTCGGCTCCTTCTCCACCTCTCCGGCCAGCTCCAGGAGGAACTTGTAGGCGTCCTTGTCGCCCTTCATGCCCTTCTGCGCGATCGCCATCGTGGATAGGATGCGCATGTTCGGCTTTTTCGTCCTCTTGCTCAGGCCCATCTTGTAGAGGGTGTTTAGGTATTCCTTCGGCAGGGTCGGCATGAGGTCGAGGGCCATTTTGGCCACCTCACGGGCTTGCGCTTCCTCCCGCCGTTTTGCTTGTGTTGCTCTGCCGCCTTTTCGTCCATTCAGCGCGGCTTGCTCACGGCTTTGCTGGCTCGTGAACTGGTGCGGCACGAGGTTGGTCGTGTTGGCCACGCTGCTCCCTCCCTTCTTCGTTCATCCTGTGCTTTTTCGTTTATTGGGTTTTAGAAGGGGAGCGACAGTCTGAAGTTTGGATCGTTGGTCAGCCTGTATGATCTCGGCTTACCTGCTCTCCTTCTCCGTGCGGCGGTCATGGCTTTGAGCCTTGATCCTCGCCTTGAGCCGCCTTTTTTAGACTTCCCTGAACCCGAGGCCATGACTTCCCCCTTCCCGCGATGGTGCCCAGGCCGAGCGCCTTCGCTGCTTCGATGTTGTGGTTGATGGTCTTGTAGTGGTCGTGGATGGTGTTGATGTACTCCATGTTGAAGTCGTAAAAGGCGGGGTCTTCGACGATGGAGAACTGCTCCGTGTTGGAGCTGCTTCGGAGGTTTGCGCTGCCGTGGATGGTGAACTTCAATCCTTCGAAGGTTTCAAAGCAGGCGATCTTGCAGTGGCTGCCTGCGACGGAAAGCTGGAAGTCATCGGTGTGCCCGAGCTCCCGGTAGATGTATGGGATGAGCGATTGTCGCTCGTGGCTGTAGAAGTAGTGGCTTACGATCAGGCTCAGGCGCAGGCAAAAGCCGCAGTCCATGATGGTGCGCAGGCTGTCGATGTTGTCCTGGCTTACGGACAGGGTCGCGATGTCCAGGTTCTTGATGTGCTGCTGGCCGTCTACGATGAGCGCCTCGAGCAGGTCTCCGAAGATAAACTGCCCGCTGACGATGCCGTAATAATGGGCGCCGGGCTCGAGCTTGATTGCCTCCGCCATGCGCCGCGCGAACTTGTAGGACACCGGGACGGGCGTCTTGAGGCGCGGCTGCATGATGCGGGTCTCGATGCCGTCGGCCTCCATGATGTCCGGGTTGAAGCCCTCGAGGGTGTCCAGGTCGAAGGCTTCGAAGATGTCCAGGCTTTCTTCCTCGTCGGTGTCGAAGGGGAACTCGATGTTCATGGCTTCCTCAAACACTGACCTTCTCCGCCTTCCCGCCGCTGACGGCTTCCCATCGCCGGATGATGACGTCGCAGTATTCCGGGGCGAGCTCCATGGTGTAGCAGGTGCGCTTCTGTTCCTCGCAGGCCAGCAGGGTGGAGCCGCTGCCGCCGAATGGATCGAGGACGACGTCGCCGCGCTTGCTGCTGTTTCGCAGGAGCTTCACGATCAGGCCGACGGGCTTCATGGTGGGGTGGTCGTCGTTCCGGGTGGGGCGCTCGTGGAAGATCACGGTGTTGGTGTCCTCGATCTCGTATTCCTTCGCCCGGATGCTGACGGTGTTGAAGCCGTCGGTGAAGGTGATCAGGTCGCCCTTCTTCGTCTGCTTGACGGTGACGCCGGGGCATTCCTCGAGGATGGCGGTGTCCTTCTTCCGGCCGCCGTACCAGGGGTGCGCTTCGCCTTCCTTCCATCCGTACAGGATGGGCTCGTGCCTCCAGTGGTAATCCTGGCGGCCGAGGACGAGGTGGCTCTTCACCCAAATGATGCACTGGCTGAGCTTGAAGCCTGAATTCTGGAATGCATGGCGGAAGTTGATCCCTTCCAGCTCTGCGTGAAACACGTAAATCGGCGCTCCGTCCGCGGCATGGTTATATGTCAGGGTGAATGCGTCGGTCAGGAAGCGCCTGAACTCTTCGTCGCTCATGTTGTCGTTCAAAATCTTCGAGGATGGCCTGTTCTGGTTTCCGTACACATCTTCGAGGCCGTCTTCCTTGACGCCGTAGTTCACGTTGTACGGCGGGTCTGTGATGACCAGGGCGGCCTTGGTGCCGGCCATGAGCTTTTCGAAGTCCTCGGGCTTGGTGCTGTCTCCGCACATGAGACGGTGGGCGCCGAGCGCCCAAACCTCGCCGGGCTGCACCATGGTTTGGAGGCCGGCGAGCTCTTCGTCGCTGGGCTCGCGCTCGTCCCTGGGGTCGTCTTCGTCGATGAAGTCCTCCAGGTAGAAGCCGG